CATTCAGTTATTACTTATGGGAATGCTTGGATAGGAATTATACAGACAAGCAGTGGTTTGCTGAATTAAAAAAATCATTGCCATCTGCAGTATATGATCAGATACCGGTTCTTGAAGGACCAGAAGAATTAATTAATTCAAAATTATTCACTTAAAACTAAACGTCATGTCATTAAAAGCAGCAAATTTCAATGTAAAGAAAGATTGGTTAACAACAGTCACAGGAATTATCGCATTAGTTATTCCTATTCTTTCTCTTGTAGGACTTCTTACTCCTGAGCAATCAACATCATTGCAGAATAACCTTGGAGTTATTGCAAACTCACTTGGTTTAATAATTGGAGCAATAGCATCTATTGTATTAATGTTTAGCGGAAAGACAGCATGAGAAAGTTAGTGTTTATTTTGATGCTTATAACAATAAGTGTTGTAGTATCCGCACAGAGTAAGTGGGATGGATTTTTCCAGCCTGCTTCAAGTACTCTATCATTCACTAAGGCTTCTGGCGAGAAGTCATATCAGTTTAAGTTCAGGCCTGCAGCAGAGATGACTGCAGTACAGATGATGTATGATAAGGCAGAAAAGAAATGGACATCATCGTCATTTCATTCAGCAGGTATTGGATTAGGTCTTCAGCATTATGTACAAGGAATTAATGGTCCTATTAATAACTATGGATTCAATGCCTTATTAATGCTTGATGCTACACCTACTGAAGATAAGGGTGCTGGATTCGGATTAGCAGCAACAATGAATATTCCGAACTTTGTTAACTTTGGAGGAGGATATAATTTTACGTTCAAGAAACCGTACATCCTTCTTGGAGCAGTATATAACTTTTAAATAATAAATATTGATATGTCTACGTTCCGTCACTATATCGATGAGGTTAGATTAAGAATCCGCAGGCTTAATCTTTATGATGATGATAAGCTGGATGATAGGTTAATCAAATTCTGGATAAATAATCAGAGATCATTATGGCTCCGGAATGAGATGAATAAACCAAGGAGTGTAGATGAACAGATCGTTCAGACTCTTGGGGCCGTACAACTTGAAGTAGCAGATCGAAGCATGGTGCCTAATCGATTAACAGGATACAGTGTACTGCAAACCGTTGAGGATATCCCAACGGTTATTGAGTTAAATAATGGAGACGGTATTATTGAAGTAGGTCCGGTGGATCCTATATCTCTTCCATTCTCTTATGTTAATATTCATAGGGCAAGACGTGGTGGACATGGCAAGTTCAATAAAAGAATAATATTCTGTTTCAGATATGGTCTTAAATTACTTGTCATATCAAGAGACATGGAGAGTGGTAGCTTTGCCAAGTACTTAAGATATATACGTGTTAGGGGAGTATTTGTCAATCCTGAAGATGTAGCAAATTTTATTCATGTTGATGGAACCGCTTGTTATAGTGATAATGATGACTATCCTATGAATGAATGGATGTGGAACTATATGAGAGATCAGATAACAAAAGACAATTTTCAATTAATAACAAGTGCTCCTACTGATAAAGTAAATGATTCAAGTGAAACTTTAAAAGTAGCAACTAATGAAGAATAAAGAGAAAAACGGATTACCTGAAATATATACCTTTTTTAAAAAGAAATTCTCTAAAGAAGAGAAGGAAAGTTCAGCGTTCATTGACTATACGAAATTCAGTGCAGTATTAAAAGAATTCAATCTGGGATTAACAGAGATGATAATTGATGAAGCTACAGAGTTTAAGTTACCTTTACAACTGGGATATGTAAGGATAAGGAAATACAAAAAGAAACTTAAACTCAAGGAAGACGGATCAATAGATAAACAGTGCATGAGTGTTAACTGGCACGAAACAAAACTATACTGGGAAGATCTTTATCCGGGGAAGACAAATGGAGAATTGAAAGAGATAAGGAATAAACCATTGATCTATTATCTTAATGAACATACTGATGGATATGGTTTTCTTCTTTACTGGAATAAGAAAGGTAGTAATGCAATAAATAGAAGTGTATATTCAATGGTACTAACATTCTCAAATAACAGACATCTGGCACAAGTTTTAAAAGGTGAAAAGAAGATAGATTATTATGAGTAAGATAGATGAAATAGAACATTGGATTCTTGATCAGTTATATGCAATCAAAGATCTTCTTACTAGTGGATCCCAAAAGACATCTATTACTGAATCTGTATTACCTACTGGTGCTGCTACTTCAGCAAAACAACTTGCAGATGGACATAATGTTGCTGTATCAAATATGATTGCTGCAGTAGAAACAGGATTGGCTAAGTCGTTAATACAAACAGATGGCAGTCAGAGAGGGAGTATATCAGGACGTAATTTAGGTAAGACAGCACAGATTTCACCTATGTGTGCATTGTCTGTATTCGATCAGATACGTCTTTGTGGCATTCCTTTTCATGGAGCAACTAAAGATACTAACTTCTGGTCAGAAACGGGAACTGGTACAAATGGTTCAATAACTCAGGGTGGTGGTCAGGTTATACTTGCTGTCACTACTGATAGTGGTTCTGCTGCCGTATATACATCTGTAAGAACTGGCAGGTATATATCAGGTTCGTCTAATAAGTTTCGTGCAGTTGTTCGATTACCGGATTTAGGAACTCCTGCTAATAACAATGTGCGTGAGTTTGGTGCATTTACTGCTACTGATGGGTTTCTATTTCAGCTTAATGCTAATGTGTTTAATATAGTTGTCAGAAAAGCATCTACGGCAGATCAGGTTATTGCTAAAGCAAGTTGGACGGGAACGTATGCAGCAGCCTTTACGCTTGATACCAATGTTCATACTTATGAGATACAATGGACAAATTCATCAGCTTGGTTTTTTATTGATGATAATATTGTTCATACAGTTAAAGGAGAAACATCTCCGTCAACAGCAACATTGTCATTTCCTGTGTGTGCAAGGAATATAAATCAAATACCTATAAATATATTTCAAAGGATAATCCTCTTGATAAATTAAAAAAAGATGATAAGAAAATAAATGGTTCTCCTGATGAAGCTGGTGATGCAATGGATATGTTAGGTGATATAACTTCAGCACAAGGAATGTTAATGGTTGATTAATATGTATTATCATGGCTCAGAAATTTGTTTCTATAAATAGAATACTCGAAGAAGTATACCAGAATGAAGGTTATTCTCATGATCTTGACTGGGGTGATGCTATCTCCTGGGCCGGTAAAGCACTTGCATTAATCAATGCTCCAGCTCTTTATTTAACAAAGAAAACTGGTCTGGATACTATTACACCTAATATAGAATGTATTGATCATCGCGGTGCATTACCAGTTGATTTTGTAGATATTATGATTAATGGAGTAAAAGATTCAACATCTGGTCAGATATATACTTATAGTGGCAATGTAAGTGAAGATTATGGTAGTCCTACATATGTTATTAAAGATGGGTATATAGATATTAGTGAAGAAACTGCAACTCTTGAACTTGAATATACTGCATTTAAAATTGATGATGATGGATTTCCTATGATACCTGATATAGAAAGAGTGATAGAAGCTGTGCGGACCTTTATTACTTTTCGTATGGATCATAAATTATGGCGCCTTAATAAACTTTCTGAAGCAATATACAGAGATAGTGAAAAAGAATGGTTGTGGTATGTAGGAAGTGCCCAGAATGCTTTAAGACTTATGAATCCTGAAAGGAGAAAGATATGGACTAAATACTGGACCCAGGTTCTTCCTACAATGATGACAATCATACCAGAATATGTTAATGAGATAACTGAAGATTATTCCGGATACACAAAACCTAATGTTACATATCCTGATCTACCAACTCTTGATTAATTATGCCAGTAGTACAAAATACATATCGTAAACTTGATAGAGATACAGCTTTTAATAAAGTTGATAGAGATAGTTTCTATGATGCTAGGAACTTCCGTTCTGTAAGTAATGATCCTTCTAAGAGTGGTGCCTTATCAAGTGCAAAAGGTAATCTTGCTCTTCTTGGTAACTGGGGAAATAAAGGATATGCCAATGATATTATTATTGGTAGTAAGAGGATCCGCGATATAATGCTACTTATTACTACTGATAATGATTCAACAGATCCAATTTCTGCAAATTCTGATGGTAGATTATGGAGTGCACCATTTAAAAATGATAGTATTGTAATGGCCGATTTGGTATTACTCTATAATGGTAAACTTAATCTTTCGGCACAATATCCAATAGAAGATATAGTAGGTTATTATGAGAATGAAGATGTGATAAAAGTTTATTGGACAGACTATTTTAACTATTTTCGTTTCTGTAATATTGCTGATCCAGATCTCGCAACCAGGGACCCGGAAGAATTCAATATCGTACAGGCTATGGATATGCCAGTTCCGATATATGATAGAATAACTTCCGGTAATATACCTGTAGGAGTAGTTCAATATGCTTATCGTTATTATAAACTCAATGGTCCTTCAAGTAATTTCTCTACCTGTAGTCAGATAATTCCTCTTGCAGATGGAAGTCTTACAATGAATAACACAAAGACTTTTAAAGGATCAGATAGATTAAATATTGATGGTACACCTAAATCTTCAGGAAAGGGTGTTATGATGACAATAACTAGTGCAGATACAGACTATGATAGGATTGAAGTAGTAGCTATTCATTATTCAGCATTGAATGAAGAACCGGTTATCTATATTGTTGATGTAATGTCAATAGGTTCCACTATGTTTATTACAGACTCAGGTAAATATGATCTTGGAACATATACACTGTCAGAATTCAACATGATAAATAATCCATTTATCTGTAAGACATTATCTCCAAAGAACAATATTCTCTTTGCCGGCAATATAAATCAGAGTGAATTTGATTTTGATTATGATGCCAGGGCATATAGGTGGAAAGCTAACATGGTTCATCCCTCATGTAATCTTTATGAGAAAGATGGAACTTATTGGTATAATGTTTATACATCACCGGTACAGAATCGTTGGCTTCATTATAATGCTGCCGGCACAACTGTACTACAAACTATAGAAACAGGAATGGGTAGTCTTCCGGTTGACATAGATGCTATATGTCG